GAGTCATCGGGTGAAGCTTTCGAAGCTGAGGTGGATTCATTGCAACGCCAAATACTTTCCGGCGTCGTCGCTACCGCCGTAACTGCCTCAAAACCAACGAGTTCCGAAGATCCGAAGAAGTTAGCACGCCGAAACGCTGAGACCGCCGGCAGAAACGCTTTGAGAGTCGCAAGTGAGGCGCCGCCTCCAATTAAAACGTGGCGGGATCTTGAGATTGCCGCAAAGCTGGCCGGTGTTGCAACCGATCAAGGCGTTAAGGATCAACCACTTATAAACATCGGACTCCTAAATGATCCGACGAAAATCGGAAAACCCCTCAATCAGAAAACCGTCAGACAAGGCAAAGCGGAAAAGGCACAAGTCCTTGATTCTCAGGACGTTGCAACGAGGGAGGAGTAGGCTTCTCAGGCCACGAGCTTTATTGCTAGGGGGGGACGGCTCAGTCTGTCGTAAGTCGTTGAGTTGCAACGGGTTAAGGGGGGCGGGGGCTAGGGGCAGGGGCGCGGCGCGGGCCCGGGCGTGACATATCGGGTGTTTCTGAACAAATTACTAATTTTATAATGGGCGCATAAAACTAAAGCTTGCGCCGGGTAAGTTGCTCGCTAAGCTTGCTTCCCTAAATCAAAAATACAAAATGAAAAAGATTATCTTTGCCATTCTCGTAATAAATACCGTCTTCCTATTGTTTGGGCAATGCCAAGGCAAGCGACCTCTATTTGGTTCTCCGACATTCTTAGGAACTGCCAAATCGTGGGAGGGAAAATACTTCCGGAAAGGTCAATCGCTACAGTGCGCTAATTGGGTAAGTGAGGTCGCGTCTTCCTGCGGCGTCTCATTGCCGAGAGGTCATAGCATGGCGAGGAGTTGGCTTGATTGGGGAAGACCTATTCATATTTCATCACTGCGTCCGGGTGATGTAATCATAACATGGCGCGGGTCGCGAAACGGAACCTCCGGCCACATCCTAATTTATCTAGGTGGGGGTCAATGTATTCACCGACCGACCTATTCGAAGCCCGTGCAGAAAATCCCCCTGTCCTACTATGAGGGCCGCATTCTGGGCGTTCGCCGGGTTAAAGCCGAAACTTTAAGTTTTCTCGGTAAAAGTCAGAAATCTCCTTGAGGGCAGGGCCGCCCAACCAAGCTTCCGCACTTTCATTGGCGCTGCCGCGCTCAGTCTTCGGGTAAACATTCGGCAAGACTCTCTCCAAGTTTAGAAGTCGTTGTTTGACTAGCGGAGACAGGGGTGCGGAAAAGCCATACTTTTTTCGGAACCACTTAACCCGCCCAAGCAGAAACTCGACAACAGTCTGCTGGTCAAGGTTACTCACGTAGTCGCAGAAAACTGTCGAGAAGTGGGCGGGCGGTTGACTAGAAGAAACTTTTGCAACCAAGGCGAGAGCAATGTCTTCCAAAGACGGAACTTCGGCTGGGCGACGGCCGCGCTTTGTCTCCCAAGAAACAGAGGCAGCTAGAAGGGTAGTAACCAAAACATTCGTAAAGCGGAAAGCTTCCAAAATTTCATTTGGCTCGGCATCGGGCGGAACCAACTGCATTTGGTAACTTACCTGCCCTTTAGGTTGCAGTGGTAGTTCATGTGGATTCTCCGCGAAATACTTGTCAGAGAAAGTAGCGTCGGGATTTTGTTCGACCTCGGCTACTCGTTCAGCAATCAAGAAATCATACCGCGTGTCGCCAAGAAGTTCTCGGTCGGAGACTGGCGGGTAGGGCCGTTTGACTTTAGTTGCTCCCTCATAGTGGAAGAGTGGGGGCAAATTTGCCGAGGCTTCTTCCCCATCAAGGAAAGGTCTCCCGTGGCGAACTCGCGTGGAAGCTTTGGCTCGTAGGTTCGTAAGTCTCTGTTTCTCAGAGCGGATTCGGGTATCAAGAAAATCCCTCATATCTTCCTCACACTCGTCCGACTGGGACTCCAACTCCTTCAAGCGATCAAGAAACTCGGGAGGGGTGTAGGAGGTTCTGCTAGGACTCGCAGAATCATGGAAGGCGGTGTCATCGGGTGGGGGTGTAGCAAAACCCATGAGACAAACTTCTTCAAAAAGTCGCTTGGCACTTCGGCCGACGTTGGTAATCTGTTCGGTCGCGTAATTTTCGTCCGGGTATAACTCCCCCAAGACAGCTAGGGCGACGGATTTCCAGTTAAGGCGTTTATCTACACGGAGGCGGATAATCATTTTAATTAGGGGCAATAAGTCACGTCTAAGCAATTTTTTGGTCATAAGCATATCCTTTAGCCCATTTCGGGGCAAGTTTCAACAAAAAAGGCTAAAATCTGCCATATTATGGCAACGTCCATATTGTTCAAGAATTTGGAGTATAACTAGCAAGGTGCTACATCCCTTATGTATCAAGGGTTTCCAATTAGGACTCTTTACAATATGTTTGTAACCGAGCATAATACACACGACTCCCTATTTGGCCAAACCCTTGTATAATAAGGGCTCTCCAATTAGGTTCCGGGAAGTCCTACGTTTTTATTCATATAGTAATATAAAATATAATATATAGTATGGTGAGCGCGGCGGCACTGGTGTAAGTTAGGAGACTTTTCTTAGTAGAGAGTGCTCTTCCCGGAACCTAATTGGCAACACCCGATGTATCAACGACTTATGACTTAAATATGTCTTGACTGTTATGGAGTTGGACAAATTGCTTTTGGGTAGTCATAATTGCCAGCCCCCATTATATAAGGCTCTCAGCGTTATGCACGTTATACGCACTCTCGCGTGCGCGTTATGGAGTTGAGCCAAAATATGGTAATTTTCCCCGATTTTGGGGTTTTCGTAGCCGTGAAAACTGGCCATCGGGTGAAAACAGCCTGTTGCGAAACCGATTTTCTGTGAGAGCGTCTTTTAAGTATGAGACATTTGTTAATCCTCTCTCACGGTGCTTCCGGAACATCGGCAGTGGTAGACCAGTTATTCAATAACAAAAACGTCTTTTTACAATACAACAAAGAACCACTAAACACAAAAGACCCCCCAAGGAGAAACACTCGCATACTGCACGGCATTCACTGGTATGACGAGCATATTACCGAACTGGTTAATCTTGCGGAGTCCAACGAGCAAAAGCTACTCATCCATATAAAACCGATGCACCTCTCTCCGATTTCCGTTTCTATCGCCGAGGCCGTGCAAAAGCTGCACCATCAGTTCGATTTTATACTCATTCTGCGTAAAAACTACTTGGCCCGAAAATGCAGCGCCGCTTTTAAATTACTCCAGCGCAAGAACAATAGCCCGCAGGCTAAGGTGACGCTAAACATTAACGCAGCCGATTTTGCCGAAGACGACCGAACCCACCGGGAAATGCTGCGTCTCACGGAGCCCTGCAATCCGTTTTTCATTGATTACGAGCGCGACCTCCACCAAAACACACGAAAGACAATCGACTCGCTCTGCCACCATTTTGAGTTTTACCACCCGTATCAATACCGGCCGATGAAGCCCAATTACCACGCCAAGAAAAATCAGTGGTCAGCGATTAAGTTGCAAGATAAGATTGCAAACTTTGACGAAATCCGGGACAAACTTTCCGGCACGAAATACGAATGGATGCTGCACGAGTAACGAAAGTTTACCGCTGAACTATCTACCCAGACCCCGGCCTACCGCCTGTCGCCCTTTTGGAGTAGGGACTACTAATTTCAGATTCCCTTCTTGAAACCCTAAATTTAAGTTTATTCTTCTAATGTAGACCCTATGGGGCGATTGCTCTTGCTTTTGTAGGTAGTTTACCCTAAAACACCAGTCTTCAAATTCCGATAAAGTGAGGTTAAAATCTTTACCCCGTCTTTTTGCTGCTTGCCGTAATCTCGAATACGCATTTGAGATGGGGTTATTTTTACGCCATAGCCGCATTTTGCAACCGCTACAGATTCCCCCTGTTTTACTACTGACGCCATAACTCCTCGGCGACGGTTGATTGCAAAACTTTACGGGGCAGAGATCCGCATGTTTGTTTTCGTCTAAAACCAGTTCCCAAAGGTTCTCGATCTTTACAATCTGATTTCCTATTTTTTCGGTTTTCCGGTTTGCAAAACCCATTTTGCAATATACCACGGCCAGAACAAACCGCACTTAACGGCTACCTTATTTGGCGGGTGATCCCCAAAACCAACATAATACGTCACTCCCACAAAACAACCTGTCAGGTAGCCTATGACGGCGTATAGAGTTACAATAGTCGCTAAAGTAGTCATCATTTTGGTTTAATGGGGTTATGCAGCGGGCAGTTTTGCGAAATTACGTAAGCGTTTGGAACCTCAGCATATCCTTCACCCGAATGGTTGTCTTCTTTGGGGCAGGTGCAACCTAGTTCTATAGCCTCCGGAGAGCCCGGATGGTTGGCTTGAGCGACTTTAGCTCTTCCCATTTCTTTAGTTCTATAAACTTCGTCTAGTAGCATGTCTTCCCAGTGTGGGTGCCCTGCGTAGCCTGTTTGAAATTTAAGGATAAGTTTTTCTTCAGTCATCTCCGAACTTGGTTAAACCATGTGCCCCACACGTCAGCTAAATCAGCGTGGCGAATTAAACTCTTTTCAATACTCAACCAATCGTGAGCCGTCAACTTTTCTAAATACTTTTGTTTTCTGTAGTAGTCTGCATCAAAAGTATCCAGCTTGTTTTCGTTGCCGCCCATGTCCATTTTGCCGCTGGGCAGGTTTATGGGGCCCGAAACTAGCCCCTCCTCCGTCAGACGCTCCCAGAACCTAAGAGGGTTCGTAACTGCCTGCATAGTGTCTATGACGCTACATTCACCTACACCCCGAAACTTTGACCACCAGAAGTAACTGGCGTCCCTAGCGGCCCAGTCTTCTATGGCAGTCCACCGCTCTTCGGAAATTTTGGCGCTTTCTATAAAGTCGTCATGCTTGCGGTTACTAACCAACCAAGCGGCCGGGTTTCTCATGCAGATTACGACGTAGTCTACTTTGCCGAGGATGTTTTCTGGGATTCGACCGTGTTTCCACCCGTGGCTGTTAACGTGGACTTCGTGACCCGCGACTTGCAAGATGTATTCCATCAAGTTGGTGCCGGTTCTTTTTTGGCCGTAAAGTTTAATTTTCATGCTTTCTCCAGCAAAGCCCCCGTGCTGTTTTCGTCCCAACCTTGATCCTCGTTGATTTCTGCGGTTGTCTTCTTACTGAATTTAAGTTCACCACAATAGATAAAATCATCATCAACTGCCGTAACTAATATCTCTGTTGAAACGATGCCCCCAAAAACTCGCCGCACGAGGTCTCCCACTTTAGCAGTTTTAATCCACTCTAGCGTGTGGGGACTTATTTCTACTTCTGCTGTAGTTTTCTCTTTTTTATTCATAAAACCTCCACGAAAGCGTGACACCAAGTTTTACCGTCATATTCAAATGAATTAAGGTATTGCAACTCCGAACTACTACCGGCCATTTCGAAACCAGTTTTGTAAATGTGAATAACCGCAAAGTCTCTTTCCGCATTCGGGTCTATATTTTCGCTCAACTCAACTATTGCCCAAGCTGTGGGTGCGCCACAGTCCGAAAGCCCAACTTGCAAAACTTTGACAAATTTTGCTCCAGTCACTTCTATTTCGTTAATTGCTTTCCCCGTAACTGTCAGAGGGAACTCCTGTATTTGGTGATAACCATTCATTGTCTAATGCAGTATGTTTGTTTTACCGAGTTAATTTTTCCAAGCTCCAAACCCGTTTTCTGCCCGACATTTTTACGGACATAAACGGGCAACTTCCGTCTTTTTGTAATTTATCTAAAGCTCTCGCAAAGCTTGTAGGACTGTAGTTTTTGAGGACTCCGCGCAGACCCTCGTGAACCGTCATTTGGGCCAATAGGGCAGAAGCTGTTCCTTCCCATGTAGGTGAGTCATCCGGGTCTGTTGGATCAAACCGAGTCAACTCCCGCCAGATGTCTATAATTTCTTCTAGTCTGGCGTGGCTAGTCACCTCTTTGGCGACTTGTAACAGATCAGGGTGGTGATACGGGCGAACTCCAAATCTAACGCTATTATCCATGACTTCAGCCGGAGCCTCGTAGTGAAATAGTAGGTATCCCACAAAATAGGGGAGTTCCTGCTCCAGCAAAGTGTGCAAGTCTGAACTTGGCGGAAAAGCTATTTTTCGACGCGCCAGCTTGTAAAGGCTAACTTTGTCTCGAATAGTCATGTCCATGTTTGGTATAATGCTTAGCGAGTCCGGATCGTCGTTGCAAGTAATTGTAATTCGGCCATACCAAGGTATGACGTTTGCATCTTGGAACTTGGGGTGATACACCACCTCGGGCGTTGCAACGTGCTTTTTTAGTGTTTCCGAGAACAGCATGTGACGTTGCGAAGAACTCGCGCTCTGGTTGTCATCTACATACCAATGAAAACTCTGAGCAAGCTCTTTGTTGAAACTTCCCTGCTCCAGCAAAAACTTACCAGCGTCAGTATTAGAGCCAAACAGCATCCTTTTAATTTTTACCGCCATAAGAGACTTACCTAAGTCTTTCCCTCCCGACAAGATTTCTGCCTTCCCAGAGCACGGTTCGCCTTCGTGCAGAGACCTCAAGGTTCTTTGAATATCCGCAAGCCAATACTCCAGCGGACTACAGCCATCTTGTGGTTTGTCATCAAAATATCCTTCCAGATATTGACTTACCCAAGGAAAGTTAGTCCCGTCCGCACACTCTTCTTTGGCAGCGGGTGGCATAGGTTTCCTGTGGTTGATGTTTAAGTAGCGGTTCCCGTTATGGTCTACGAATCTATCGTTCGTATGCGGAAATGGACAGGCTGCGTAGACTCGGTGGTGACTCCGAATACCTTCCATAATCTGATCGACCTCGGTGCTAGTAGCTTTTTTCTTCAGCCGATGACTATAGCCTTGAACCTTGAGGGTCTGAGTCAGGTCGTCTTTTGTAGTAAAATCCCACCTACCACTAGAAGCTCGATCCCAGTATAGCTTTCCATCAAAGAACCTGTTTTCTACGGCGTCGGTCAGCTTCTTTTCTGAGAACTGGCGCATAAAATCAGCACCCAGAATATCTTCCCAGAACGTCATTCCTTGGTCTGCCCGTGTCGAGAACGAGTAAACCCCCCATTCTGCACAGATAGCTGAGCAGTCCGGGTTGCCGTCATCTATCCAAAACAGAGGCACCCGAACATCTCTACCAAGAGTGACTCCGCTCAAGCGTCCGGGAAACTTCTCTTCGACCTTATCTTGAATTTTATCCCAAGGTATCTCGGTAAACTCAGTTTTGATTGTCTTGATGGCTCGGCACGCCTCAAATTGCAACTTAGTAAGCGTTTGAATGCTCAATTCGTTACCTTTACCCACGACAGTCCAATCTGTTCCAATCTCCCAAGTTATGACGGGGCTAAACGAAGCGTCGTCAAATCCCGGAGCGAGGCGTTTGGCTTTTACTAACTCAGCAAGCTTCTTTTGAAAGGCAGAGTTTACCTCGGGCTGATCGGCCCATACAAAGTTTTCAAACTTCCAAACTACTCTAGCTCCCCCACTGAACGTCTTACTAACTGCCGTAGGCTGCAAATCCTCTGGTATTTCTTTGTCGATACGGTCAAGGAGTTCCGATAGCTCGCCTTTGTAATCAAAGTCGGCAACCCAAGCCCACTGCTTTAGCGGCGGATTGTTCTCTTTCTCAATTCGTAAACCCGGATTAAGTGCTTCAAAAGCATAGAAAAATATGTGTGACGTGTTCTCGTCTTTGCACCATTTTCGGTAGGCCGCTTTGTCACTCAACGCGGGTCTCTGAGCCACGTAGTCCCATGGGTTTCCTGCCAGCTTCTGAGCTTTGCTCGTGCTGTGATTAGGTATTGTGAACCAACTCATTTTGTGTAGCAATCCATGATTTCTGCTTCTGCTGATACGGGGAGCCCCTCAGCCCATGGAGGCACAACGGCCATTAAATGCTCTATCTCTCGGGCAGCCTCTACTGCATCCTCTTCCGGCACCAAGCAGACAACCTCATCGTGAACTCGCATGATTACCGGAATGCCTGCTTCCTCTACTCTGAGGACGCCCTCTACAAACAGGTCTCTTGCAGTAGCTTGAACTAGGTTCTCAGTCAGCTTACCACCCCAAGTTTTGGTGTGGATGAAGTTTCTACCTTTGGGGACAGCTACCGTCAAAACTTGAGAGTATTCGTCACCACGTCGCTTGACACCCCTATAGCGTAGCTTCCTACCACTAGGTAGTTCTATATCGTAGGTGGCATCATTGTTGTCCCAAATATCGCGCTCTAGCTGCTTCCAGAGTTTGGGAACTGGAGTCGTTTTCCGATACTCTCGGACGATTCGTTTGGCTTCTGTTTCGCCGATCTCCAGATTATACATTGTTTTAGCCATTTGCCGGAACTTGTTGGCCCCACAACCGAAGCCGAGCGACAATACCCGAGCTTTGGCCAGTTGTCGCATATCAGGATCAACATTTTTCAACTTGTCGCTGTTTTTGTAGCCCATTGTCGCACGAGCGTGTGCCTCATATATGTCCACACCCTGCCTAACCAGTTCCAGTAAGTCTGAGTCACCAGCAAGCCACGCTGTAACTCTTGCTTCAATTTGTCCGTAGTCTGCAACAACCAGTTTAAATCCGGGAGGTGCTGTAATCATTTCCCTGATGCACACCCCAAACATTTCTGCCCGAGGTAGGTTTTGCATGTTCACTCCACCAGACCCTGAGTCGCGCAAGGTGTGAGCCCCACCGTAAAGTTGGTTATACGCCATCCAGCCGGGGTCGTCATATTTTATGCGAGCCTCCATAGCCGACAACTTCTTTGCAATCATGTTGCAACGACGCCAAACCCGCATGGCTTTGACCCACGAGTATTTCTGCCCATACTTGTCTTCCCATTCAGCACACTCCACACTATCCATAGCTAGACTTTTCGGAGCTTCTATACCAACTTCCCTACACTGCTTTGCCAAGGCTTTTGGGCTCAGGGGGGTTTTATCCTTGTCCCATTTCCATGGGATTTCGTTCTCGGACTCCCAGATTTGTTCTTTCAGCTTTGCAATCCCCTCGCGTATCTTATCGCCGTCTACTGGAACACCTCGGTTTCCCATTGTCACGGTGTGATCGGAATACTTTCGCTCTACTTCGGGCCAATACTTCCCGCACTTTACAAAAATATCTCGACAAAGGCGGCTATCTTCTGTGGCATATTCCAATACTTCCTTTTGGAACTCAGGGGTCATCTCCTCCCACTTCTTACCCTGCATTTTGTCGCGCGTGCTTTTGTCGGGTATTTCGTCTAGCAAAAACTTTGATGCGTTATCCAGAGCCCTCGGGAAACCTAAAAAGGCAGTCAAGTCTGCCGAGCAATGCCACTCTTCTGGAAATACGTTAGGTAGCTTGCCGTTTTGAACGAGAGCTTCATAAACAGTTTTGTCAAAACTCTTATTGTGGCTAACCCAAACGTCTCCGGGTTTGCAAATGGAGGCATAATCAAACTCTTCGGGTCGCCCTGCCCACTTGTTGTCTTGGTCGTCTACAATGGAGATCATGTAGGCGTCAAACTTGGGATGCCTACAATAGTTGTAACTCCCCTGCACTTTGATTGAAACTTCCTTGTCGTAGTATGTTTCAAAATCTACTCCGATGATTCTTTTCATATGTTAAAACTAGGTGTGCGGTATAAAATAAAGGGGGTCAGAAGTCAGATTACCGACCTCCGACCCCCGTGCGGAACCAAACTACCATGAATGGTTAGAACTTAGCCCGAAATTTGGGCTGCGAGGTCGGCAAAGAACGCCAACCGCTCAGGGTCGGTCAATTTGCCCTTGAATCGTGGAACAGGAACGAACCAACGACCCTTAGCATTTGACCGCTTTTCGGGACGAACCTCCCAAGCGCGACTCCAGATACCATCAGCACCAGCAGTTTGCGCTGCGGTAATCATCTGCTTGCCGAACGAGTTATAACTAGAGCCATTAACCGTAAGGGCCACTCGTGTCCATAGTTCGTCGCCAAGTTCCAGATCGAATCGGGCTGCAAGCTCCTCCGAAGCTTCATCAGGGCAGCGAACTGCCACGACAAAGTGCGCCAAGTTTTCGAAGTATCTGCCACCCTCAATCGCCTCTTTTGACCATTCAGTAGTGCCACCATAATCCTTGACCTCCTTACGAGTCCCATAAACAATGGGAGATTCTTCGGATTCTCCAAAAGGTAGTTTTTGTTGGTAGAGCTTTTTGCCCCACAACGTAACCAAATGGATTGGATTAGCGTCATTTCCGACCTCGATTTCCTTGTCGAGAACAAAGGAACCCGGTGTAAACTCGTCAGCAATTTGTGACGTGCTTTGCACAAGGTTGATGCGAGGTAACTTAATGTCCTCAGCATCAATATCACCTTCGATACCGCCGCCCCCAGAGGGGGTTGCAATTTCGCCTTTCGGCGACTCTTGGGTTTGAGCGACTTCGGTTGTCGGATCGGTAACTACCTCAGCTTCCACTTCGGTAGATTTGGTTTCGGGAGTTTCCTCCCTTTTTGCGAATGATGTTTTAGCCATGCTATATCGTTATTTTAGTTTAGTTTTTGTTGTAGTTTCGGTCTACTCGCAGTTGAGATGAAGCTGAATTGCCACCAGTTAAAACTTCAGAGTCCCGTAGAACATCCTCCGCTTCTTCGCAGCGTTTCGCTTTCTCACCCCGAGGGGCCTTTTCTTTTAGAATGTCCTCTAGCTTGCCAACGGCAATTCCAGAACAACAATCTAAAAATTCTTCAAGCGAGAGATCAAACTCGCTTCCGGGGCCAACCAAATCAAAAGCCGCAGCCGGATTTGAAATTGTCCTTTTTGTTTTAACTTCGATCTTTTTGAAGCCGGGAATATCCCAACCTTCCTCAAAGGCTAACACCCTAGCTTGAGCCCACACTCCATCACTCCAGCCTTTAAGTAGTCGGGCTAACTGCAATAGTTCTGCTACTTTTTCGGGGGTTTCGTGAGAATCCCCAGTCACACTGTCCGGGATTGGAAATGGCTCATTGTTTTCCGAGCTATACTTTTTAGCGATAACAAGAGCCTTTTCAGCCAAAGCATCACATTTACTTTGAGCCCCACAAAACTCACAAAGGTTATGGTTGGGGTTGAAAATTTTACCACCTTGTTCTTTAGCTCGGCGGATAATTGTGCTCACGCGGACTAGGTGTTTTTCCGAGTCCTCTCGCGTGAATGTTGCAAAAGAAATCTCGTCTTGCCTCGGTAGAATTAAAAAGAACTCAAGTTCTTCCAATTTAGGATATGCTTGAAAAATCCCCACGGTGTAGGCAGCTACTTGAGCATTAATTTCTGCGTCATCAACTGACATCAGACCAAATTTATAGTCTATTGCGAGGGCATACTTCCCATTTTCGGAAACGACAAGTTTATCACAAGTTCCAAAAGTATCGTCTCCATGGGGTAGATTTATACTAAGCCTCACTTCATTTATCACGTTGGGCTTACTACCAAATTTATTGGGACGGTCTCCTTCTGAAAGAATATCCGATACGACTTGGGCGGTAAGCTCATAAAGCTCGATTTCATCATCACCCTTGAGATTTTTAGCACTACCAAACTCTAAAGCTTCATGCACTCGACTGCCCATTTCAGCAACTGGGTTGCTTTCCTGATCCACGCGGTTTTCGTAGCTTGGGCATAACTCCCACAACTTTAAAGAACTTGGGTTGTATCTAGCGTGTTCTTCTGGCATGTCAGACAGATTTATTATGCAGGGTTTGAAGATTAGCAAGCTTTTTATTTACAGATTTGCGAATTTCATCTTCTACCGTTCCCTCGCCAAACAAAATACGCTGTATTGACGGGGTTTTTCCTCCGGCCCGATCTACCCGGCCCGTGACTTGAATTATGTCTTTAGCATTCCAACTAGGACTTATTAGAGCGACCCTTGGAAAATTTCCGTTTAGGTCGTGCAAACTTACCCCTACTCCGCCTGCTGCGACGTTACAGACGACAAACCTAAGTTCATCAGCTTGAAATCTTCTAATAATCTCTTGTCGTTCCGCCCCAGTTTGCTTGCCCCATATTAGGCCGACTTCTTCCCCGATTAAATTTTGACATGATTCAATACTGGCATCAAAATTTAGGAAGATGGCCACGCTCAAGTCGTTTTCATAGTAATCTTTCGCCATCTCAGCTAAAACAGGGATTTTTAAGAGTTCTATTTCTTGCCTAGCTCTTAATTGCGCCGTAAGAGCAGCGGCTGCGGGGTTATCGTTTTCTCGCGATTCTTCTAAAGCAATGAGTTCCTCCTCCATAGCTTCATAGATTCTCTGTATCTTCCCCTCATCTCCAAAGTCTACTGGTTCCGTGGTAATTTTAGTTTCTTGGAAAAAGTCCCCCATTTCGTGCCGTGTAACTTTGTGACCCCGATCAGAGTATATTTCTTGGTTCAACTTAGTGAGAACTTCATCTCGTTTACTTGTTGCAAACTTTAGGTTCCTCCACGGGTCTAGGTAGCACCCGTGCATCTTTGCCCACGGGATAAATTTTCTGGGGTCATCAAAAAGATTCAGCAAATACCCAATATTTTTAAGTTCAGTTGGGTCTTCTGCCGCCGTCGCAGATAGCATCAGGTTGCAAACACCCTTACCTGACAAAAGCAGTTTACCATTTTGAGTTACACGACCCTTGCACTTGTGAACTTCATCCCAAATTAAAAACTGAACTCGGTCATCAAAAACGAACTTTTTAACACCTCGGTCGGTTTCCCACTCACCCCACTCCGTTCTACCAGTCCGAAGTTTTTCATAATTCAACACATCTAGGTATGCCACGCCCTGCTCTTCGAAGGTGGCTTTCCACGACGGGATTACACTCTTTGGGCATACAACCAGAGGCTTATTGTTGCAAAGTCGACTAATCTCAACAGCTTTAAGGGTTTTTCCTGTCCCCACGTCACTAGAATCCAATGCAGCACCGTGCTTTTCTAGTGCCGAGATCAGAACATCTAAAGATTCTTTTTGGGGAGGAAAAAGAATCTTCATCCTTTTGAGCGGTCGCTCTCCTCAACTTTTAAAAGTTGAACCGCTTTTTCCACAACTTGGGTAGGGGGGATGCTGTTTAAAACTTCACAATAACCTGTTTTTTCACAAACCTCATCTTCCGGAAATACTTGGTTCCCTTTTTGATGGTGGTAGCACGGAGCTATTTCACACTTGTCTAAATTTCCTTCTATTGGGTGATTTTTAGGTAGGTTTTGCGTCCTAAGTTTGGCGGGCACTGAACCATGTAGAGATATAGAGGGTATTTCAAGTGCCCCAGCTACGTGAAGCAATGAAGAGTCTACCCCTATAAATAAGTCCGCAGTAGCTAGGACGGCCGCCGATTGTCTGAACGAAAGCGGAATAGAAGTCATATTGTAAATGTCGACTACGGCGTTTTCCTCGGAATCAAAGCCAGAGATTTCTCCGGGAGCACCCAGTAAAAATATTTCACAATTTTTTGTCCAAAGTCCCCTAATAACTTCAATCCATTTTTCAGTTTCGTAGGTTCTCGTAGGTGTGGAGGCTCGACATTGAATTGCAATGCGCGGTATTTCCCCACGCTTCTTAGGCAGTTGCAACTCAACCTCAGCTTTCTCTGATTCAGAAACGCTATATTCTAAGCGGCCTCCGTCAGTAAGGTCTATCCCCGCGCACTCTGCGAACACTTCAACCCCCGGAGTATCTTTTGCAACCTCGCGGTTTTCTAAGGTATCTTCCATCCAGATAATTTGGTCAAATTCAAGTAGCTCGTTTTCTTGCATCGGATAAGGTCGCGTTGCAACGACCCCTCTAAGGATAGTCCCGTAAGTCTCTGCACACGCTACCGTTACCGTTGATAACGGAAACTGCTGTCTCAATGCCCTAATAAGGGGCGTCAACATCAGGAGGTCGCCATACGCGCCCGGACGGACAATTACGATTGAGTCCCCATCTTTACAGTTAATCGGGCTAAACCCTTTAATTGATTTGGGGTCTGCTATCGTTTCTACGACGCAGTCTGGGGATTGCGCCATGCACGCAGCCGCTGCTGAGTTTTCTAATAGATAAGTTCCGGGATCTTTCCAAGAATGAAGGTAATTCCACGAGTGAGTTGTTGTTATTTTTTGCATCAGTTGATTTCTTCCCAGTGTAGTTTAGTTACAGGTATAGACACCTCCGGCCTTGGGTAGATATGCCAGAATCTTTTTTGGTCAGGGTTTGGTTGAAGGTTTTCCATTAGACAGAAAATACAACTGTTTATGGCGTGCAGTTCTTCAGCCTCTTCTAACACTCCAACCAAGTTTAGCAAGTTTTTGTTTAGTAGGTCTCGCGGGTGGGTTGCATTTCGGATACGGGGAAACCTTTTTCGCGATATTGTAAAATGCCGAGTCGGGTCGTCGTGACAGATAATTTTTGGTCGAACTTTTAATTCTTTGCTTCGATCTCGTTTGTAGTAAAAGCTGTCCCAGCGGTGACGGTAGTCTATGTCAGCCCACCTATAAAACTCCCTGTCAAATTCTTCTAATTTGAAGTCTGCACCATGACTAAACATTGTTAAGTCGACAATTCTTTCACTAGGCCACTTAGGCCGAATTTGCCTAAAAATAACCGGATATGGGTCGTGCCTCGGAACCTCTATTAGTTCGACCCGCGAACCCAAGTCGCGATACATCCATGATACTGTTACTAAGTTGTCATCTCGGCACGGGAGAGTTATATTTGCATCTGGATTTCGAGATAGCCATTCCCGCACAAGACCGTTGCAAATAAAGAAATCCCCCAAGCCCAGATGCAGAAGCATCAGCCAGTTTTCTTTTCTTTTTGAGAGTTTTTCGACTCTGTTTCCGCCTGACATTCTTGAACCTTTTCTTGGAGTTTGCTTATCGACTCTTTTTGTTTATCGACTAAATTTTGCAAGGAGTCCAAGGCGGACGCCACTGCTTCTGGAAGTCCTAAAATGTTTTCCACTGCCCCAAGTTTTCTCTCCAGCAAGATTTCTACGATGGCTTGGCAACTAAGTTGACTTGACGGATTCGGATCATTTTCCGCAGCTAATTTTCCATCTAGCGTCCAGAATTGTTCAATAACTCTATTAGGGTCTCTTTCGACCCCACTCCCCCGACGCTCTAACTCCGTCCTAATTAACTCAACTGCGTGAGCTTTTGGATTTTTATTTAGTTCACTCATTTTATTTTATTTTAAGCTCCGCACTTCCTCGATTTCACGCTGAAGCATTGCCAAGGCTCGCCATGCGACCTTAGCCGTGTGTCGAATACCCTCTCCATCGACAGATCCCCTACTTAAAAAGTGTCGCATTAGGGCGTCCGCGTCATCAGAACTTTTTTCACGAGACCAATGCAGAGGTTGACCCGGGTTGTGTTGGTCATTAGCAATTAGCGAGAGCTTTGCAACCTCTATGATGGCATCTGGAAAGTAGTCCACAAAACCAGTCGCTATTGGGATTGCTTTTCGACTCTCGGCGTCTTTAGGAAACTGCGGCGTCGTTTTCATACTAGATAAGTTCTCGGGTCGCTGCGTAGTAAATTAGGAAAGCGTCCGAAGTGTCTAAAGTTATATGGTGAGTTGGGAACAAGTTTTGGGCGGCACCTTTCAGTTTATTTTTCCACTCTGTATTAGTTTTACCGGCTTTTTTGCCCAGAGCTAGAGCCCTTTGCCAGTTTAACGGCGTGACTAAAATTAAACGCATATTGGCGCAGGCAATAACCCCCTCCAAGATACCTACGTTCCTCCCAAAGTTAAACATAGAGGAACCCGGAAGGCGAGAGCCCGATATAAAACCCCCGACCTTTTCCATATACACGGTAGGGGTTACACCCAATTCTGAAGTTATTTCGTCCAGAACATCCCGAAGGTCGTGTGGTGTTTGTGGCATCTTTGCAGCCTTAGTCATCTCCGGGGAACCGTCCCCCCAAACTAAACCACCTTTTTTTCCGGGGTCTATGGCGAGGATTGGCGGGGATTCTTCGAAAGGTAAGTCTTCGGTCATTTTGAGTCAGGGTAAGTTGCAATAAATTCAGAAAATAGATCACTAATAGACTTATTGACTCGTTTAGCTATTTTTCTAGCCTTTAAAACCGTGCTCTTCTCGACGTATAGGTTTAGTTTTTGCGGCTCTTTGAACTTTTGTGGTCTGGCCATGTTTTATTTTAGGCGCATTTTTGTGACATTGCAATCAAAGTGATTGAGGGATAGCAAACCATTCTCCAGCTCTGTCTTTTGTAACTAGGCCCTTGTAAGTAGATTGCAGAATAGATTCTGAGTGCCCGCACTCTTCTGCGATTTTATGCGCAGACTTTTCACCACTAGCAACAGCATAGCTTATGTATGACTTTCGCAACCCATTCCGTATAGGCTTTACCGCTGCCTTTTGGAAGCTTTTGCAAATTTGGCGGGACACACTCGCCCCGACGGAGACCTTTGATTTGGGTTGAGGTTTGTAACGGTTAACCCACTCCCGTAGAAATTTTGTTGCTTGTGGCGAGATACTAGCAATTCTTCGTCGACCTGTTTTTGTAACCGACGCACTTAGGTAAACTTCCCCATCCCCTAAAATAATGTCTTCCCAAACTAGCCGCTGTAGTTCTGCGTTCCGAATCCCGGAGAAAGCTGCCAGAGTGAGGTGCGGGAGTATTTTATAGTTAGCCTCGCTAAAAACTTTTTCAAAGTCTTCTGGCACATATACTTCTGGGTCTTTTGCGGCGATTATGGGAATAGTTGTTTTATCGGCTTCCGTAAATTGTTTATCTTGCAACATTCCTTTTTTCGTTGCCCACCTCCAAAGCTGAGTTGCGGTTGTCCTATGGTTTTTTCGGGTAGTTAAGTTATCAAAACTTACCCGGAGCCACTCGTCGATTTGGCGAGCATTGATTTCACCTATGGCCGTTTTGCCAGATTGGAAGTATTTAACCAGCGATGCCAGACGAGATCGGTTAGTTTTTATTGTTACTGCCGACACATCCCGACTAATTTGGTCGGAAATAAAGCCTTGCACGACTTCTTCAAGGATTTTTTCTTCAGAAATACCCTCTGAAAGTTCTTGCCACTCATCGTAGATTTCGAGCAAAGACTTTCCAGCTTTTTTGGCTTTTTGATTTAGGAAATGAAAAGTTTGCAACTCTTTAGGTGGAATAGGCTCTCGCAAGTTTTCGAGTTGGTTTTGTATTTCTTTAGCTCTTTCAATGGATTCTTCGTAAGATTTTCGAGTTTCTCTGCGTTTTACCTTTCCGATATTGTATCGAATTTCAAAACTGTTGATTTTGACATGATAAATGCGAACCTTGGCTAATCCTTGCCCCATGAGGACTGGAGGGTGTTTTTTCATACGCCCATAATAATCAGAGCCTAAAACTATGTCAAGCGGTGAAATAATCGAAAGGTATGGGTGGGAGTGGCCCGCCACCGAAACCGACCTATCTATTGAGTTAGCCGCCTACAAAATGGGATTAACCCCAGAAGAAGGGGGGCTGGGTAAGTCAGGGCATTTTCTGAACATTGTTAAGATGTTGTGGGGGCGTCCCGACATACCCAAACAGCTTATCGTCCACCCTTGGTTTGAGCAGATGGCAGATCGAGCCCAACAACATCAGTGGTTAGCTCTTGCTGGTTGCGCCTCGTCTGGTAAGACCGATTTTGCAGCAGCTTTTGGGTTAATAGAATACTTGGCTGACCCCGCGAATACTATGGTTTTTGCAACTTCAACTAGCCTAAAAGACTCTCGCCGAAGGATATGGGGTTCTATTTCTGATTTGTGGCGTGGAGTGCCCGGGCTACCCGGAAAACTTGTGGATTCTATAGGAATTATAAGGGGTGTGAATCTTAGCGGAGATTTAGTTGAAAATCGGGGGATCGCTCTCCTAGCCGGAGAAAAGTCTAAAGAGAAAGACTCCATAGGAAAGCTCATTGGTTTCAAGGCCCCCCGCGTTATTATGCTTATGGACGAGTTACCGGAGTTGTCGTTCGCATTGCTGGAAGCGATGACCACAAACTTGGAGTCTAATGATTATTTAAAAGGCATCGGCATCGGAAACCCCAAGAGTTTCTACGATCCTTTTGGAATGTTTGCCGAACCTTTAGCTGGTTGGGACTCCATTTCTCAGATGGAAGATGGATGGGAGACAAAAATGCTCGGAGATGGTAAATCACCCGGATACTGTTTGCACTTTGATGCAACCAAGAATCCTAATATGCTTGCGGGAGAAGTTATTTACTCGTGGATGCTAACCCCCGAAAAAATTGACAAAATTGCCCACAATACCGGAGGAACTAACAGTCCCGGTTATTGGCGAATGGTAAAAGGCTTTTGGAGTCCTACGGGAGCCCAAGCAGCGATTTACTCAGAATCTGAAATCGTGATGGCTAAGGGCAATAAGAAAGTCGTGTGGCGAGAGCCTCCAACAGCTTTGGCCGCATTAGATCCTTCTTTTGTTACCGGGGGAGATCGAGCTATCGCTTACTTTGGACATTTAGGAGTATCCTCGGAGGGGACTCATACTTTGCAATTTAACGACTGGATCGAGTTGACTGAAGATATTACAGACCAAACGCCTAGAAATTATCAAATTGCGCGTCAATTTAGGGATTTATGCCGAGATCGAAATGTCTCCCCGCTTAATGCAGGCTATGACTGGACAGGTGGAGGTGTCCCCTTTGGGGACATAATATACTCCGAGTGGTCTCCTGACGTTCTCGGAGTATCCTTCGCCGGAGCCGCCTCCGAAAGAGTTACTAGCATTTCCGACCCAACCCCGGCTTGCAACCGCTACAGAAACAGAGTTTCTGAGCTTTGGTGGGCTGGTAAAGAGTTGTTGCGCCAAGAACAGCTTCGCGGCTTAGACACGGACACTATCCGAGAAATGACCGCTAGGTCTTACACGACACACAAAACAACTAAAAATGAGGAGGGCCTTCTCTTCGAAGTCGAGCCTAAGAAGTCTATGAAGACCCGGATTGGATTTAGCCCGGACTTGGCAGATGCGGCGTTTGTTTTAGTTGAGGTTGCTAGGGAGAGACTTGATTTTTCCCCTTCGGGCCAAGCCAGCGTTCATTCTGAGGCGACAAAATCTTGGCAAAGCCAAATTAGACAACTTGGTGGGCGGGTGAACTCAAGAGGTGGAAGTTTATCTAGGGGAAGTTCTGGAATCTCCAGAAAGTTAACTCGGCAATAATTATTACTTGCGCCTAAAACAGTTAGAGTGCAGTATTGCAATATGCTGTTTGTATTTCCCGTTTCTGCCTCAGATCACGAGTTGGTTGAACCTCTAACTAAAACCATCAAGAAACTTGGCCCCATAGGGAATCATTCCGCGATAATTAGCTCAACCCCAACAGCCGTTAAAGCAGCACAACACTTGCAAAAAGAATTGCAATCCTCTTTTAAAACGGTCGACCTTTTTGTGTTGGACACTGAACCCGCCGGAGGTTGGCCAAAAGCTTGCAACATTCATTTTAGGGATACCGCCTACCACATCTATGAGAGATTTGGACAGATTATTCAGCCGTGGTATTGGTTTGAACTAGACAATACTCCTTTAGTTAGGGGCTGGGCAGACGAGCTACAGAAGGAGTTTAACGTCTCTGGAAAGCCGTTTATGGGGGTTGTTCACCCCACCCACTTTGTTTCGGGATACGATGAGGACGGAAAACCTGATACGTTTGAGCAGCGCGGCTCCCACATGGTAGGAACTGGTATTTACCCAAGCAATCTCTGGAAACGATCTACTATGATTAAGTTCCTCGTCGAGCCTTTTGATGTGGAGATGCAATACGAAATCGTAGCCGACTGCCACAACACACCTTTGATACAACATAACTGGTCTACAGGCAGTTATAAGCGTGACGCTAAATCCAATAAGGTTGTTTGCAAATCCTTGCACCCCGGTAGGTCGCCCTTGAAGCACGACAATCCAGTTCGAGACAATGCGGTCGTTCTGCATGGTTGCAAAGACGGAAGTTTGGCCGATGTTGTATGCCGAAAGCGTAATTCAACAAAGTAGTTATATTATGGCCAAGCAAGGCATTGAAGAACTCGCCGACATGGAGTTGGCAACACTAAACCCGGAAACCGGCGAGGCACCCGAAGAAAGACTTCGCGATTTAGCTTCTGCTCATAACTTATATACAAGCCTTCGCGACGATGATCACCAAAGCGCGATGAATCGAGCTTCGATTCGGGCAATGTTCGACGGGGAGCCACCTTTTGACGAGCAAGACCTTGTAGCCGCTAATCAGGGCGACCGTTGCAACCTTAACTTTGACGAAGCTGGAGCCATTCTCGATAAGGCGCAGGCCGGGTATATAGACTTGTTAAATTCTGTCCCAACTTACATCTCAGTAAAGACTGACTATGGTGAAGAAATTGAGAGAGAAGAGTGGAACTCTATAATTGCAGACGAGTTTACTCGCATGGTAAAATCATGGCCAGAGTATTCCCACAGGTTTTTATTACTTTCGTCATATTGGTTACAAGACGGAGTTTCTTTTGCTTGTTTTGACCACGCCTATGATTGGAAATTCAATGTTGCAAAGTTTGGGGACTTTCTGATCCCTCGCCGAACTTTTGCTGCTGAGGAGAATATTCAAGTAGCTTGCTGGATTCGTGAATACGAAGCCCACCATCTTTATTCTTTTATTCGAAATGAAAAAACGGCAACTCGTGCAGGATGGAATGTAAAAGAAGTCCGCAAAGCTATTATTGATTGTAGCACTGCCAAAGAACTCGATAACACTCGCGGAGATCAGTGGGAAACTTGGCAAGAAGTTGCCAAAAATAATGATCTCTATGCTTCGACAATGGGAGCACCCATTAAAGTAGTGCATAGTTTTGTTCGAGAATTTGATGGCACTGTCAGTCACTACATCTTTCGCGAAAACGGGGAAGGTTCCGATTTTCTTTTTAAGAAGAAGTCTCGTTTTGAGAACATACACCAGTGCGCTGTTGGCTTTACTTATGGCCAAGGAACAAACGGATATTACCACGGTATCCGGGGTCTTGGTTGGAGAATCTTTTCACTTATACAGGAACTGAATGTTGCGCGGTGCCAGTATTTGGATGGAGCAAAACTTGCTTCTTCAATGTTGATCCAGCCCCGGACTCCCCAAGACTTAGAGAAGTTGAGTTTAACTTACTTTGGGCCGTATGCCGTTTTGGCTCCGGGATTTGATGCTGTTCCATCTTCTATTCCTAACTTTGGTCAGAATATTCAGCCAGCAATTAACGAGTTAACTCGACTGGTTAATGATAAAGTCGGACAGTTTTCTAGTCAGGCTATGTTCTCCGACAGCCGAGATCGAACTCGTTTTGAAGTTGAAGCCTCTATGCAACAGGCTTCCGAATTGAGCATTACCAGCTTAAACTTGTTCTACGAGCCTATGGATAGGCTGTTTCGGGAAATGTTCCGCCGTGTTCAACGGAAGAATTACCCAAGTAATGCCAAAGGAGGAGAAGAAGTTGCAAAGTTTCGCGCTCGCCTAGAAGCACGCGGTGTTCCGCTTGAGGCTCTTTATGAAGTCGACTTAGATTCAGTAAAAGTCACCCGTGCCGTTGGAGGCGGTTCCGCAGCTTCCCGACAAATGGCACTACGCGAGTTGACCGACCTTTCCCCCGCCTTTGATGTTTTAGGCAGACAACGACTTTTACGGGATCGAATAGCCTCCAGAATTGGTTATGATAGTGTAGATAGATACTTACCCCCACCAGAAGTTGAGCGTATTGACATTAATGAGCAGTTGGCTATTTTAGAAAATAACGATTTAGTCGAAGGCCACGAAGTCCCAATTCGGCCGAATGATCCTCACATGATTCATTTACCAGTTCACATTCGGAAGTTAAACGAGTTTGTGCAGGACGTTGAAGAGCGCGGAGCACCTTTGGAAAACGTGGCAGAGCCTATGACGGCTGTTCATGCCCATGCGGTTTCTCACTTAGAATCAGTTCAAGCAGACCCCCTTATTCGCGAAGACGTTGCGTTTTATCGAGAGGCTTTACAACAAATTGGAGAAATTATTGTCAGAGCGATGCTCAGAATGGAAAAAATTCGCCGAGATGCAGCCGCACAGCAGCAGGCTGGGCCTGACGGAGCCGCTCCACAACAACAAGGTGAAGACGTTGAGTTTGCGGCTGGACTTCGCAGAAAACTTGAAGAGCACCAAGTTAAGTTGCAAATGATGCAACGTGAAACCGAAGCCAAGATTGCAATGCGTATTCAAGAGTCGCAGGCGAAGTCAGCTATCGCAGATAGTGAGGCTGCTGCCCGAATCGGAAGACCTAAGTTTTAAATTATTATGGCGGAAAATATAGCACCTACACCGTTAACTCGGTGGAACAACAACGAAGTAAATCAGCAGGAATTATCCCGATTTATAGTCTCTCCAGTGGGCAGTGAATTGCTGGATGTCTTACGGTTTTTAGCGGCACCACAATCACCAGTCCCTCCGGGACACCAAGGTGAAGATGCCGTATCGGGCAGAGCCTTACAATATTCTGAGTTGGTAGGTTATCACAACGCTTTAAATAATTTGCTGGCTTTGACGAGTCCAAACGTGGCCCCAGCACCTCTCCCACAACCTTGGGAGGGGACTCGTTTTAAATCTAAAACTAACCTTACTTGACGATGGACGACGCTACGGCTGGCACTGCACCCGATACCACAGACCGCTTGGATGAACTTATTGGTAGTTCGTATCCCGAGGGTTCCGATGTAACTCAGAAACTAGACGGGCCCGCACCCAATACCACTTCTGAGCCCACCACTCCCGAAAAAGAGGCAATCTCTGAAACCTCTAATGACGAAGCTAAACCTTCTGGAGAGGGTAGTGAAAGTGAGACTTCTCCTACCGAAACTCAAAAGAGTGAAAACAAGTCTCAGGAAACTGACCAAGACCCCGATGATCTCGACTCCAAGTTTCCTGATTTAGAAGGCCCGACATCCCCAAAAGCTCAAAATAAGTGGGCTGAATTACGGGGTGACTTGAAATCTACTCGCAATAGTCTTCGGGATAAAGAAGATCGAATCGCCGAGTTGGAACTACAGTTAAAAACCTCGGAGGGTTCCAAGGTTGAGCCGGAAACTATTGCAAAGTTGCAATCTCAGCTTAGCGAAAAAGAAAAAGAGCTTTCAGCATATCGAGTTGAGTCTACAGATTTATACCGCGAGCGGGTTTCTGTGCCTCTAGCCAAAATAGCTGAAGAAGCTGAAAAAATTGGCGGGGAGTCTTTGGTTTCAGCACTCTCTGAACCCGACCCACGCAAGCGTTCTGAGGCACTTTCTAACGCCGTAGAAGATTTGAACGAGTATGACCGAACCACTGTTTTTCAGATGGCTCGTGAGTTAGACGGGGTCATCGACCAACAATCAAAGCTGAGAAGTAATGCTGCCGAGGCGATGAAAGAACTTGAGCAGCAGAAAGCTTTGCAACAGACCCAAGCTCAAATTGAGCAGCAAAAAGAGTATTCGTCCGCAGCTAAAGACGCTTGGGGTGTTTTTGAAAAGAAGTTACCTTTTATGAAAGGTTCTGATGGTGATTTGCGAGAAGAGTTTAAAGAAGTTATGAAGGAGGGGTTGAATACTAACCTTGTAGAAAAATCTTCTATGATCCAAGCTTACTCTTCGTTTTCAGGGCTCTTGCTCCCAAAACTGCTAAAAGAAGTATCATCTCTTCGCTCTGAAAACTCAGCTTTGTCCGAAACTATCTCAGAACTGGAAAGCTCTACTCCGGGTGGTTCTGGTGGTTCTGGCGGCTCTACCGAGGATAGTTTGGCAGACGATGGGGACGGCGGGTTTGGGGACAGTCTCGAAGCCCGACTCGCTTCCGGTGACATTACGTGGACATAAATAATTTTATAGGCTGGCTACTCCAACTCCCTGTTGGCCTATAAAACTTGACATAAATAAGACTAGGTGAAGCGGGGAGGCTCTTGGATTTATTTCTGAGAGTCTCCCTCTTTTTTTGTTGCAAGTTGCAAAAATTTAGGTAAGATTATTATTACGGTTCCGAAACCGGAAAAAATTCGGCAGACGCTCGATCTGTTAACTCGTTCTTCTCATACATCTTATGCGCTATTTGACAGCTTTACGAAGTTGTCGTTGGTCTTCTCTGGGCGCAAGAGAAGCAACGAAAGCACTTGCTTGCAATGTGCTACTAAAACCTTTGTTGCGATTAACAAAGATTTTTTTTTAACTTAAAATAGAATACTGCCACCATGGCTTACGACATTAACGACCTACTACAACAGGAAAGTGGACGTATTGGGCCCGACATCTTTGATAAGAGTCTCAATACCTCCCCTTGGCTCAAGCTCGTGCAACGCGACACTTGGCCAGACGAAATGGGTCAGAGCATCCAAGTTCTGACTTACGAGAGATCCCTACCCGGAACCACCCCTTCGTGGTCTACTGTAGACTACACGACCGGAACTGGAGCGGGCTCTTGCACCCCAACCGCTGAGGAAGTGTCTTTTGCGAGCACTCTCCGCACCTATAACCTTCAGCAGACTGCGCTTGAGTCGCCTCCGATCTGTGTGAATGACCTTCGCTTCACTACCATGCGTCGTGAGCAGCTTCGTTCATGCTTTGACGTGCTTCAACAGAATGCCCGCTACTTGTGGCAGGAGCGTTATCGCGACGAGTATATTCGTCTCGCTGAGCATAAGGTTATCGTCAAGACTGGTTTCCCAGAGAGCGATTCTGCTTTCCCCGCCCAAATTCCTACCTCCAAGCTTACTCAGGGAACCCTCGACAGGTTCTATCTGAAGTTGCTTCGCGACGGTGCTGGCAATAACGCTGTCGACCGTGTTAACGGCCGTCCGCAGTTTATCGCTATTATGGGCCCCGAAACTCAGGAGAATATCCTCAAAGAAATTGGAGATATTCGCGATGACTTCCGTTACTCTGATCGAGTAGGGGAGCTTCTCGGGCCATTGGGTGTAACTCGTCCTTACAAGGGCTTTTTCCACCTGATCGACGACTTCCCACCCCGTTATAACTTTGACGGAACAAATTGGGTAAGAGTTGAGCCTTACATCGCATCTTCTGCCTCTAAGGGCCAGAAGTATGACATCAACCCAGCTTGGGAAACCGCCGCTTACGAAGATACCATTCTCTTCCACGAGGATGTTTATACATCTATGGTTCCTAAGCCAATTACTTCTCCCGGTGGAAACACTACGTTCGAAGCCGTGAAGTATATGGGTGATTGGAAGTGGTTAAACGAGTTCGACAAGACCGAGAACCCTGACAAGACTATCGGATACTTCCGAGGAATCTTCTCTGACGGTTCTAAGCCTATTCATCCAGAATTTGGCTACGTTCTTCGCCACCTCCGTTGTGCGCCTGAGCTTAATTTGGGTGCGTGCGCTGCCACGTAATCCGCCGCCAACAAAAGCCAATAGCCGGGGCGTCTGAGAATAAATCTTAGATTCCCCGGCTTTACCCTTAGAAAAACATGGTAGGCGGCCCCCTTACATTTCATTTGCCCGAAGAGTTTGAAGTCCCACCGTCTTCTGACGGAGAAGATTTCGAAACTTTAGCCACACTACGCCGACTCCCGGATGGTAGTGTTCGCCTCGTCGCAGTTGACGGGAACTCTCTTTCCGATATGTCTGCTCCCGAAAACGACTCAGGAGCGGAAACTCCGATGCCCGAAAATCAAGTTGCAATGCAAGCCGAGTCCCCCCAAAAAGGTGGCATGCTCGATACTATTGAAGCTCGTTTGGATGGTGTCTCCCCCTCAGACATTACATTTTAACTAAAGCCATGGCGCGAGTTCTTTATTTACAAGCTGACTCAGGCAAAAACTCGGGTCAGTTCCTAATCGACGCAAAAACTCGCGAGAGACCTGTAATTTCTGACGGAACCAGCCTTACGGTTCGATTAGGGTCTTTTCATTTTGATACCCCCACGTCTCTTGCAAACCTTACTCAGCTTAACTTTGAGTTTCGAAAGACTTCTTCGGATTCAGAAACTCCGTTCCTCTCCCGAAATGTAACTCTACCGATTGCAAACGAGGAAATTTTACTTTCTGCTTGGAACTCTAAATCTTCGTGGAATGCTGAGATTGATTTTACCTCAGAAGAATTAAACTACGACATACCCGACGAGTCTGACCACGCAGACCTCTTCTTGATTATTACTGCGACTTTCAGCAGTGGGTCGCAAAACACTTTAGGTGCGGGAACTATTAGGATCGCCGCCACTAACGACTCAGGGGCGTCCGAGAGTTCGTTTATGTTAAAGTCAGTTTATGACGCCAACAACGATGGGATTGTTGACCAAGCAGCCGTAGCCGATTCAGTAGACTGGTCGAACATCTCAAGTAAGCCCACCTCGTTTACTCCAAGCACTCACAGCCACACAAAGTCCGAAATTTCTAACCTTGCATCCTTTTCCGGTGCTGGGGAAGCTAATCTTGTCCCCGACCCCGTTTCAGAAACAGGTAAGTTTTTGCAAGATGACGGAACTTGGGTAGACCTCACAGTTAGTTGGTCAGACATTACAGGAGTTCCTTCCGACTTTATTCCCGGAGACCACAGCCACACAAAGTCGGAAATCACCGACCTTGCAGCTTTTTCTGGTGCCGGAGAAGCTAATCTTGTCCCCGACCCTTCAACCGAAATTGGAAAGTTTCTCCGAGACGACGGTTCTTGGGCAACTGAATCTGATTTCTCCGGTAACGGGGCTTCTGGGCTTGTCCCAAACCCGGGTTCTGAAACTGGAAAGTTTCTCCGAGACGATGGAACTTGGGCAACTGCGTCAGGCAGTGTCGCTTGGGCCGACATTACCGGCAAGCCTTCTTCGTTTACTCCCAGTAGCCACACTCATTTGCGAGCAGAGATCACTGATCTTTACAACTTTTCTGGTGCAGGTAGCGTCGGCCTTGTTCCCGATCCGACCGTAGCTTCCGGAAAGTTTTTGCAAGACGACGGTTCTTGGAGTTCTCCAAACATTCCGTCTATTCCTAATTTCAGTGGCGCTGGCTATGAGGGCCTCGTTCCTGACCCTGTCACCGAAACGGGGGGCTTCTTAAAAGACGACGGTTCTTGGGAGATACCCTCCGTTAGCAGCAGTGGAGCCGTTACCGCGAGCGCCGCAACGGAGACAAAGCAATTTGATAACTCCACAGGGCTAAATCTTGGAGCTACCGTAGACAAAAGCATTGGGGAACTCCGAGTTTTAAACCGCGACCCTGCGGTTACTTCTGAAGAAGAACCTCATGCTGCACAGATTTTCGAATTAATCAACGCTGTTGTAAATTCTAGGGATGTTACCGACATTACCTCAAACGAGTTTACTTTATCTGCGGGACAGGAATTTAATACTGGACAATGCGTTGTTATCCGTTCTACCGGAGACATTCCTACGGGCGTAGTTCAGAACCAACTTTACTGGATTTCTAGTGGTGCTTCTAGCTTCAAACTCCACAACAACTACGCCGACGCACTCAGCGACGACTCTCCCGTTACCGTAACAGACTCTGGAACCGGAACAGTTACGTTTTATCAAGCTAATTATCCTTACGAGGTCATTCCAAATGATTATGACCCCACCACAAACGCTAGAATTTGGCAAAAACGAGAACTCGACCCTTTGGTAACTCTTTCTTACGAAGGCGAAGCTCCGGATGTCGAGCTAGTTTCAGCCGGTTATTACGACCTCGGAATCGTTCCCTACCCGATTGTCGTAGAGAACGTCCTAATACACTCACTTAACGACAACGGCGGAAACGAACCCTACCTAGATTTAGAGGTAAACGGTTCTTCGGGGTTGAAAGACGGTGCATCTATATTAGGTAATACCGGAGGCACTAGCAGCAGCGGGTCAAGCCCTTGGTATGCCGTGTATTCAGTAAAGAACGCATTTAACAGTGAACTCCGATTGTTAAGCGTCGGAGATACTTTAAGCCTCCATTGCGAAGACGACGGGTCTGCGTCGGGCTCAGCTTCGTCGGGCTGTGGGGTTACTATTACTGGGCGGCCGCTTAGAAAAGTTCATACTAACTTTTAATGAGCCGACGCAGAAATTGCTCTGAGTCACGCAACTCAAAAGCTAATCGTAGCCCCGTTCTCGCTACGGCACCCGACCCTTTAAAGCGAGAAGATATTAAGTTTTCTGGTTGTGGTTGGGGGCAAGCTTTGAATAAAGAACCTCCGTTTGTAGTGGTGATTCCGTTTATGAACCGGGATTTGCAAGCTACCCACCGAGTCTCTGCCTTAAAAACAATAGTTAAAAAGTTTCAAGAAGCTCATGTAGAGACAATTTTAGTTACCCAAGGAGAGAGTCCAAAAGATTTCAACACTGGGGGTAGGCTTTATGTTTGCGAACAATACGATTTAGGTGATTCCGACTTTTACAAATCTACTTTAATTAATCGAGGCATTGAATTTGCGCTAGAACATTTTCCAAATTGGAAGTGGCTCTGGCAGTCCGATGCAGATATTCTGTTTCCTGTGTCCGAGGCAATAAAAAGTGCCGAAGCTTGCCCCCAAGACACACACGTCATAGTCCCGTGGAAAAATTGGTTGCGATTAAATCAAGCTCAGACGGCACTCGTTTCCGATTTTCCCCAAAACTCGCGAGTATTTGAAGACTCGTCCCCAAGAAATATCAATGTCGGGGCCGGTGCTGGGGGTATAATGTTGCAACGCAGTATCCTAGAAGAAGGCTTTAGGTGGGATGACACCTTCGTAAATTGGGGGTGGGAAGACTCAGACGCCGCTAAGCGGGCTATATCTTGGGGTTCTAAGGGTTGCAAAGTTCATCGAGGCAAAACTTCGGGCCTTCATTTGTGGCACGAAAACGACCGCGTAGTTCAAGTGTCTAATGGAGAACATTATTTCCAAGGTGAAATACCTAAAAATAATATGTCCGGTGTTTTGCTAGAAGCTAAAACTAAGTTTCTAGTAGTAGCGACGGGTCGGAGCGGTGGTCACTTGCTTGGACGTTCTCTGAGTTTACACCCTCAAGTTCATTGCGATAATAAAGAGCCTTTCATTCACTCTAAACCCCAACCCCCCATTCAAGAGCAAAATGTTCTTATGCGAAACTGGGCATTTCGCGGGCCACTTTTTAGTGAAAAGCCTGTAGTGGGGATGAGATTGCAATACGTGATAAATAATCCTAGTTTTAAATTTTCCTTCAAAAGTTTTTTGCAGTGGGCTGATAAGCTAGAGTTTAATTTTATTCATTTAATTAGGAGAAACTCTGTAGAGCAGGCAATTAGTCATGCACTGGCTACGCGGAGCGGGCGGTGGATTCACAACAAATATGATGATACCAAAATTTACTTACCCCCGAATGAATTTAAAGGTTTTTATCGTTGGGTTGAGTCCAAAAAATCGGAATTTACCCCCTTGCTGAACAACTACGGAGCACACGTAGTTTATTACGAAGATTTATGTGAAAACTGGGACTCAGAAATGGGCAAAATTTTTAAGTCTTTAGGCGTTAAGCCTCTTGAGGTAGAGCAAGCTGTCCCAAAACAAACTAAAAAACCTCATCGAGAATATATCTCTAATTGGTCTGAAATAGAGGAAATAGCAAAATCTTTTAAATCGGAAACGCTCAGTTAGTCTTTTGTCTTCTACCCTTGATTCTCAGAGTAAATAACTGTAACTTCCCTAGCTAAAAGTTACCCCATTATTTTTGCAGCAGGGGTAGCATAAAACTAACTAAATTCCATCTTATGAAAGATATTAAGAATCCATTTGCCTCAAAAACTGTTTGGGGCGCTATTCTAGTTGTCCTCGGGTTACTCGGACGTGCGTTCGGCGTAGATGTCCCAAAGGAAGAGATCAGTAGTATAATCGAACTCTTGGGAGCTAACTGGGAAAACTTTACTCAACTTTTTGGGGCTATTTTGGCTATTTGGGGCCGAATCACCGCAGATAAGAAGATTGGGTTTTTCAAGAAAAACAAAGGCGACTAATTTAATCAACTTTAAGCCCCGTCTGGGAAAATCATATCACAGACGGGGCTATTCTATAGGTATGCTTGGCGGCAGCCTGCCTAGCCACTCTATAATTTTAGTAACATGGCTGAAAATTCTCTGATGAACGCCGCCGAGAAAAACCGGATAGACCAAGCCGAGCAGGCGATTGTTGGTTTATCTGGTCGAATGGATGGCTTTGATGCCCGCTTAGAAGCTGTTGAAGCAGATACTTCTGAGACAAAAAAGGGAGTTCAAGTTCTCCTTGCCCGAACCGGCGGCATGGAGGCAACTCGCGGAATGGTTCCCGTAACTTCAATTTTAGCTGCGGGGGCGCTGTTACTAACCTTAGTGGGCATAGGGCTTAAAATTCAGTATGATTCCGAAGCAAAGCATGACGCCAAAATCCAAACCATAATAGATTTGCAAAATGCTCGACACAGCACAGTAGACGCTCTTTTCGAAGCCATTGATAGCCGTCTTACCGAAACCGCTAATGGGTTAGGTGGTAGCCGCGAACAACTAATTAGGCTCATGGTTTCCGGAGAGAATGTTGCAACTCGGATTGAACAGTTGGAGTCTATGTTGGAAGAAACTGCTACTAAGAGTGAACTCGATCAACTTTTGGGCTCTAATAAACCTTAGCTCTCGACACCACACTATACTTTACTTAATCCATGCCTCCTCATCCCCAAGCCGCCGAACGCCAACGGATTCTTACTTCGGTTACACCTAAGATTGCGGATATTATTTTTTATGAGCGGCACGATAGCCGATTAGCTAAAAATAAACGCGATTCCCGGCAAAGAAGTTACGGCACCCCGCACCCGTCAAAGTCAGAGTTTCCCCACCACAAGTTAGCTTACGTGGAGCCTGATGACAGCAAAGGGTGGGAAAAGTGGTATTATGTTGCAGATAGAGACAGTCAAGACGATTACAACTTTGAAACTGATTATCCCTATAGCGGACTCAAACAGTTCCCTCGATACAAGAGAACCTATGTCTTGCCCCGCGATAGTTACGCTCCTTTAAATAAGGGTGTAGCTGATCCCCGCTATCCCGAGGCAAAGTTAATTTTTGAAAGCCAATCAAGGACAGGCGAGCGGCAGTTAGATAATCTTTATGTGGTAGTCACGCGGGAGTATGACCACGTTCCCGATATACAACAACAAAACTTACATAATCTTGAAATTTCCTATCCTTACGCGGGTTTAAAAGACTTTCCACGATACACGCGCAATTATGTTTTGCCGCGACAAGAATATGAGCCTCTCGAAAAGGGAACTTCCGACCCTCAGTTTGCAGACGCAAAACTGATTGGTGAAACACAGCGGCAGTTAGGAGATCCGAAGTCAAAGTCTTTATATCATCAAGTCATTCGCATTTACGACGAGGTTGCAACCGAGTCTCAGCAAGCTTCTTACAATGCTCAGATCAGTTACCCACACGCAGGTCTCAAAGATTTTAAACGAATTACTCGGCGATTTGTTTTGCCTAGAGCGGGTTATGCAGAACTGGAGATCGGTAGTTCCGACCCACAGCATCCAACGGCTAAACTGATTTCCCAAAATACTTCGCCATTTAACGATGATGCCTTAGATAGCATCTATATCCAAGTTACCCGTGTTTACGACGCGGTTCCGTCCACTGCGGAGCAAGACGCCTACAACGCTAAAGTTTCCCGACCTTACTCGGGGCTGCCTGCCTTTAAGAGAATTGCTCGAAATTATGTCATCCCCCGTAGTGAGTTTTCTCCGGCGGCTATCGGAACTGCCGATACCGAACATAGTGACGCAAAGCTGATCGAAGAGCAACAGTTGCAATTCGAAGGCTCAGAAATGCAGTCTTTTTATGTTAGGGTTCAACGGGTTTTTGACTTTTTGCCCGATACAGCTACTCAAGAAACTTACAATTTTGAAGAATCTTACCCGTATCGGAGCATTAAAGATTTTCCGCGCTACACTCGCCGATATGTCTTTTTGAAGTCGGAGTATGCTCCGCTTTCGCACGGGACACCAGACCCCAACAACTCTGAGGCTGTCTTAGTTTCTCAGCGTATGACTCGGTTTTCTGAATCTAGCTTAGACAGCCGATATGTCATTGCAACGCGAGTTTTTGATGTTATCCCGGATATTTCTGACGAAGATGACGCGGGAGTTCTAAAAGGATTGGGTTATCGCGTCCTAAGACCTCATGGCGACGATAGCCACCCACAATTAGTTTGGAGCTTTCCAATCAAGCGAGAAGATTTCGCATCTACTCCGGAATACTCTATTTGTCCAATTCCCGGGTATGGCCCCTCTTCTTCTGATCCGCGTTTACTGCTTACGGATGAGCGAATGGAAGATGATCCACAGTCTCCGGTAATGGTTAATGTTTCTCGGACATATTCGTTACTCCCGGGGCCTGATTTGCAATCCGTCGTAACAGACTCGCCTGCCGATGTCCCCGGTAAGTTTGTCTTGCAACGCACTACTACTCTTAATCGCCAAGACCAGAAAAACGACGCAGAAGTCGATACCGTTGGTGGTGACGTAACCGACTCCAGTGGAGCCGTTCTCCGATCTACCTCGGGCCCTGCTGGGCGGTCTACCATTGTTCATTCGAAAGAAAACACTACAGTAAAAGTCGAAGTAGCGAGTCTTCTCACGGCCCATGAGATGGACTTTGAGACGGGTATTAACTTTCCAGTAACTCAAGAACTCGTTGCCTCGGGAACAGATACTGGTTCCAACGTGGATTCAGATGGTTTTTATTCTGAGATTCAGCCTTACAATGCTTATTGGGATATTAAGACTACGCGAAAATCTACAGGTTTAACTGATAGCCGTAGTTATGATACCTTTGTCCACTATACGTGGCCAGCAATTTTACTTAGCTTAGATTTTTATGCGGTTTTAAAAGACGGCGGTGGGGTCAACTATGTCGAGCGTTATGGTTATAACGTCGAAACGACTTCATCTTACCACGGCCCGTGTTTTGCTACAATTACGGAGGGTTGGTCGAAAGAAACGCCGTCAGGTTTGGGGAACGGCCCGACAATCATGCAACCTCGCGAAATTTCTTGGAATTTCATTCTTTCACGAGGAAGCATCCCGCCAACACTTCATCCCGGTTTTACTCTTTACGAAACTACCGGAACTCACGACCCCCGTTACCCGTATCAAGTGATGACTAAAACATTTGAAGGGACTAACTTTACAACTTGGCCCGATCAAATTACTTCTGGATTTAGCGTAACTCCTTGGAGGGGTGGGTATCGTTGGAAGAGAACGGTAATAAAAGCACCTTATGTCTGAGATTTCACAGCTTCGCGCCGAGGTTCAAAGCCTTAAAACCACTGTTGCAGCCCTGACTCAGTCTTCTCAGCCCGGCGGGGAAAAATCTGGTGGTCAGCCTGACGCAACTCCAGAGGCTTCTTCAATAAAAAAAGCTCAACCCAAACCGGGGTTGCAAGCTGATTCGTTGCAAACTGGTTCGTTGCAAACTGGTTCGTTGCAAACTGGTTCGTTGCAACGCCCCGATGAACGGAGTCTGGTCGCAGAACCTGACGCCAGTGAACTCGCTGAAAGGCAAATCGCAGCTAATTACTCCGAGGATCTTTCAGGAACCAACGGGCCCCTCAACCAGTTTAGGGCTGTCCGAGAGATTGCGGAAACTACCACGAAAGCAGGCTTTGATGACTTAACTATTTCGTCCGCAGACGAGTCGTCCATTTTCGGAGATTGGCCTTTTATGACGTTAAAAGCAGGGGGTCGTAAGGGAGAGACGTCCGCAGATCCCCAGAATTTTCAAGCCCCTCCGCTACCATTTGCAATTTCTGGTGGAGGCCCGCAAATTCAGATAAACGGAGGGTCTATTTGGATCGCTGCCAAAGATCATTTCATTGAAGGCAAATCCATCGCCGCGAGTGGAGGAGACTCCGTTTATATCAATTTTGAATTAGAACCGTATTCGATTAACATTGCTGCGGAAGGTGACTCCCTTAGTTACATTATTAGGGGTTTTCTCCCGACCCCCGTTTCAGAGCCAGAATTTTCCACTGAGTCACAAACCCAGTTTGCCGAGATACATCCCAACACTGGAATTGTTATTAAGAACGGGAAGTTCTCTATTCAACTCGGAGTAGTGGGTAATCCAGTCCAAAACCGATATGGCCCTTTAACGGTGGCACAATGCCCCGAAGCGGGGAGCATTATTGTGCAGTCGCCTGCTTACGCCTTTTACGACCCGTCTAATCCTCAAACCGGGTAATAACATGCCATTTCCTGATAAAGATGAAGTGCTTTTCCCATCAGCGGAAGAGCCAGAGTTACAGGATTCGACTAACGTCTTAGAGCACCGCGACCCGCTATCTTTTATTAAGGGGTCGTTTGATCCCGAGACTGAGCAAGACACTGGCCGGTTAGAAGGGGGCTGTTGCAGTTTGTGCTGTGGTTACTCCTGCCAAATCGACTTAGGAGACATAACTTACCGGAATCAGGGAACTATTGTTGTAAAACCCGAGTATCATCCAGATGGACTGGAAACTTATGACTATGATATTACTGAGACCTACGACTTTGTAAGCTGGGAAGAGTTGGATGGGGACATGGGCAACCTTTCTGGAAATCAATACACGGGAGTTCAACTCAGTGCAGACAGTTGCCATTGCGAGAGATTCGTTGTTTTTTCGAAGATTACCGAACCGCAAGAAACCGTAACTGTTTTCGAAAGTGATGGCGGGAGCACCTTTGGTGAACGTGAAATTACAATCCAGAGAGGGCCCGCCTTTTTAGCCCATTCTGGTGGTGATTCCACCAAGTTATACGCTTTCTTAGCTGAGTGGGACAAGGATGTAACTTACGAGTGGGATTACCGACAAATATCACCTAATGACCCAGATGATCCTGATGCGGGAGACCCAGATTTTGGTGACGAGATTTTTGGCGGCTCGGTCTACACCGATTTCGGCGCTTTCACAGGCGGGCCCGACTTTCACGTTGCAGCCCTTCGGGATGTTGACCAAGCGGGAGACCCAGCCCCAATTCCTGCCCCTTGTTCTTTTTTAGGTATGGTTGCAATAGGAGCCTCGGAACAATCACTAGAGTCTGGCGGTGAGTCAATAACTTGGAGTCGAGGTTCTACGTTTGTCCAAGAGTTTTGCGCTCCGCTTATTCCCAGCCAAGAAAAGCGTTTGGAGCTAGGGTTGCCAAAGTTTCCTATTACCGACGCCGAGAGAGGCGGCGACCTCGCACCGGGCGACGTGCTCAGCGACTACGCCCCTAAATGATCGGTGGTTTATTGAGATTAAATGTGTTAAATTGCAACGATGATTACAGTTCACGGACTTTCTGGAGTTACTCTCGGAAAACTTAGGAGCCTTTACGCTAGTAAGTTTTTCGATACCGACACGTCTACTCCCGAGTTTGCAACCATGGTAAACGAGGTGGTTGAGAGATTTCACATAGACTCCGATTGGGTGGGGACAACCGGCATTTTTGAGTTCGATGTCCCTGCGGACGGATTTATTACGCTTCCGTTATTTTTGGAGAGTGTGCTAATGGCTCAGTTTAACAACCGGCCTCGGCCCGTTATGACGAGTCGGTATGAGTTTTTGCATCATGGAGTTGGTCAAATTGACCCTACAACTTCCGGTTTGGGAGTTTTAGTTGACCACGGAAACGTAGGAATCTCCACTACCTTTCCCGAAGATAATGCCGGTGTTTTAACTGTGACCCATTCTACTGAAGATGCTGGGGCTAAAGTCCGTATTTTAGGGGTCGATCAGAACGGGCAAGAAGTTTATGATGATAGAGGTGTTCCCGGCGAGTTGGTAACTCTCTCCGGAACCAGCACCGATACGACTAACCAGTTTTCCGATGTTCTCGGAATCCAGAAGCCCATCACCAAGTTTCCTGTAGCCGTTAGCCGAGGTGCTACAGAACTAGCTGATATTCCCCCGGGAGTCACACATCCCGTTTATCGGAGGTATAAAGTTGCAAATTCCTCGGCATTAGGAGAGTCCTCTTACGTTAGGGCCGTCTGTTCCCGGCAAGCTATACCTATTGCAAACGAAGAGGATTATGTAGTTCCGGGAAACTTGTCGGCCCTTAAAATGGGTTTATATTGCATTACTTACGAAGAGAGCAACGATCTTGACCGAGCCGAACAGTATTGGTCTAAGGCAATCAGCTTTTTGAACCACGAGGCCGAGAAACACCGTGGCGGCGCTCACCCCCTTGCAACTTTCCACCCAGCGGGTTTTGGGATTGGAAAAACTAAACAAATATTGTAACTTCTATATCTTTTAATATGGCTACTCCAGAAGAAATAGCTAGAGCCCGAGCTGTTGCCGCCGGACGGCAAGCTCGTTATCAGGCCGACATGGCTTCTCGCGCCCAGCGTCAGCAACAGAAAGGGCCTGTTGGAGCGAGTTCCAGTTTAACGGGTTTTGGTAGGCAGGTTCAGATACGGGCCAACATGGATAGGCACCAAGTAAACCGCCAAAAGCGTGTTCAGAGACTTCTCGACCGCCGAGCACGGAAAGGCGATATAAATGCCGCCATGATGGCTGAGCAGTTTGGGGCCCGTATGCGCGAAGAAGGTGGGCCGCTTTCTCAAATTACTGGGCCGGGAGTCCGCGAAGGGGTTGCAACTCGTTCATTGGAAGACGAGGAGACACTCGCAGCTATGCGACGTGGCGATACTGGTGGCGACATGTCAGCGTATCAGGAGCCTTACCGCCCGCCCCTCGCTCCGGGTGCTCAGGGCGTCCCTCCAGCAGATGCAACTCAGGATAGCGCCACAAACAGCGCAACCGCTGCTGCCATGCGAGATGTCCCCGAGGGTGCCGACGTGTCCAGATCGCCAGACGTTTCTGTTTCGGAGCCGCCGCTTGCCACTTCTCCCGAACCCTCTATGTCAGACTTGATGGATCAAGAGCTTGCGGAGCAGCGTGAGCGCGTAGCTAGAGAAACCGCAACCAGCCCGAGTCCCACACCCGAAGCTACGCCTACTGTAGCTGACATAGACGCCGCAGCCCAAGAACTAGGGTTTCCTCCTGATGGAGCGTCAACTCCCGACATAAACGAAGCTATGAAGCGTGCTCGCGCTAACGCGAACATTGTTGCAATCAGCGACGGGGTTCCTTATTTCAAAACCTCTGGCGGCGACGTAGTTGAGTTTCCCGGAGGTATGGACGAGCTAAATCGACGTGCAGAAGACGAGCAACGCTATATGTCCTCTATGGAGACTGTTGAAGAGTTAAAAGATTCCGGGGTAGGCGAGGCCATAGAGGAGTTTCAGCAACGAGAACTTCGCCGAAACTTATCCGCTGGGGATCGACCCACAGCAGAATATGCCGAGTTTATGGGGCTTCCCCAGTCAGTTACTACTCGCGGGGATAGGATTGCAATGGCCGCTGACGAAGTCACGGTTCCTCAAGATGCTACAGCTAACGTGGTAGGTAGTGAGTTCGAACCTGCGGCTACTTTTCCAAGCATGGGAGAAGATTTAAGTCTACCTGTGGGTTATGATCCACGCCTTGAGTCAATATTCGACGAAGACGTAAGGCGTAAATACGAGTCAGCCTCAAACCCAGACGAAATTACACCGAGAAGTTTTAGGGGGGATTTCAGTTTCGAGGGTAGAGCTTTGCAAGCCGAACGGCTGGCTGCCCAACGGTTTGCAGAAACAAATCCTTTTGCCGCAAGAGGGCTTTCTGCACGACAGCAGACACAACAAGCCCTCGGACAAGCAGTTCAGACGAGTGGAGCACTTGTTATGGGAGCTAATATTGCCTTGGCTGAGGCTGCCGACGCAACTGCCGACGCAACTGTTGAGGCCGGTGCTAGAGCCTTGGGGGCTACTAAAGGTTTTGCTCAGGGAGTTTTTGGTGAAAACCCTATGGGCTACGGCGAACTGCGCCCGATGTCTACTTACCTACCACGCAATTAAAATCTATTAAGCATAATACACATGGGAATTGAAGACTCTTATAACTCGGTTTTTGGGCAGGGCTCTACCGTTCAGTTTGCACCTGTCAGCCAAAGAGCGGGCAGCCCCCAAGGCGGGGCTATCCCGTCGCATACTTTCGACGCTATGGATCGAAAGCACATGAAGCGGGCGCAAGAGATTCTGACTTTTCGAGATAATGTTGCACTGCTGAAAGAGCGCGAATCCGCTCGCGTGCAAGGGAATATGGCTATGCGCCAAATTTCACAGCTCGATCCTAGTCAGCCCGACTATTTGCAACGGCGAAATCAGATTATGACCCAATATCCCAAAGCGGGATTAGATCAGACGGCTCAAAGTTTTCTTGGGATGCAAGAAGACGTTTACACTGAGGAGTCTCGACGTAGGCAGTATGAGCTAGAGAGGCAAAACAGGTTTGAAGATCAGTTAAACCAATATGAACAGATGGCCGAGCGCGAAGATCAGCGGGCTGAAATTCAAACGGCCAAAGAGCGTTCTCGGGAAGTCATGGATATGTCTTCGGGCGCTCAAACCACTTATTACAATTCTATGCAAGCTGGCGACGACCCAGAAACTGCTTTCCGGAGAGCTGTTGCGTTTGCTCAATCGGAGAGCGGAACACTGGAGTATTTAAAATCGGGGGGCCTCGAAAAAGACCTCTACGTTACTGACCCTGAGACGGGGGCTACTCGCCGTAGAACGCAGGAAGAACTTGCCCAACAGATGGGTGCGTTCGAACGCCAAAAAAGGGAGCAGGGCACCAGAGATGTTCGGGAGAGAGACTTGGAGGCTCAGTCTGACTTGGTTTCGGATCAGATCAAACAGCTAGTTGACCAACTCTCTTCAGATGCCTTGCTAGAATTGACGACAGAGGAGCGTTCGGCCGCGACGGAACAAATCAATAAAAAGGTTGCAACATTGCAAGACAACCTCGATAGTTACCGCAATCAACTGGCCGACTTGAGAGGGTTGGGGAGTGGGACACAAAGTGCTGTTCCGTCCGCCGCCCCTACCGAAGAAGGAGGTTCCACAACAACGGGCACAAGCTCGATTACGGGACAACGCTTCGTGCCTCAAGGGAGCCCATGAACTCCCTAATCAAAAATGTCCCAACAACAAAGCCCGTCTTGGATTCCTTGGAACTCCGTTGAGCAATCTCCCGAATATCAGTCCGCAAACGACGAACAGCGACTCGGAGCTTTAAGGAACTGGGAAGATTACATCGTCAAAGAGCGTAACGACGCTGGCGACTGGACTCCCGAGTCTTTGGTAGAATACCGCCTTTTCACGGCGGCTAAGCGTCGTCAACTCCTTGGGAGTAGTGAAGAGCGCCAAAACCCAGCTTTTATTCTTGGAGAGTTTCAAGTAGAGGCCGAAGATGAAGCTAAAAAACGAAAGCTTCTGCTAGATGAGGCCCAAACAGTTGCTAGCGCTCAGAAGGATTTAGACTTTGCAAAGCGGAAAACTTTTAATCCATTCGGAGATAACTCCGTTCTCCGCTCGGATGAAGAGAAAGCTGCTATTCAAGAAGCTGTATTAGAGTTTGAGTCTATCGTTGCAAACTCAGACGAACGAATCAACGAAAATCTGGGCGAAGGAAGGCTTTTCAACCGATACTTCGCCAGCAAGGTCGAGGATGTTCTCAACGGTAAACGCGATGCCGTAGAGGTAATGGGCCAAGGAATAATTTCTCCTGAGTTTTACCGAAACAACGATAAAGCGGGTGCGGCTTCGGCGCTCCGCAAAGAGGGCGCTACTGAGGAGACCGTAGCGGAGGTTATCGCTGGGTTTGGCCAACAGCGAGTAGAACAAGGTGCTCGTGACGCCAATATTCTGTCCGGAATAAGTTTCGAGGGAATCCAAGATTTTGGCGAGTGGCGTGCCTCACAAAAAGAAGAGATGGCGGATGCCGACGCGGTTTTGGCCTTTAAAGCCGCCCACCCGAAGTCTATGGCCTTTGAGGCCGCGCAAAAAGGTTTGCAAATTGGTCTTCAAGACATAGAGCAGCAGTTTATTGGGCTACCTCTCTTTTTGATGGGGAACGAAAACGCTCAGAAATATCTGGGAACTGATGCTGACAAGTTTTTTGCAACTTCTGAACAGGTCAAGCAGCGTCTCCGAGAACAGGGTGACATGGTTGGTGGGGGCTCGGTTCTCGGGATACCTACTATGGATTTAGTAGCGGGAGCTACGAGTTTATTTCCGACCATTGGGGCGGCCGTCCTGTCAGGTGGTGGAGCAGCCATCGTGTCAGGCGCGGCAAAGATGTCTTTAAAAGAAGCTGCAAAATCCGCCGCAAAGTCTGTAGTTAATAAAAAAACTCGCGACTTTGCCGTTGGGCGCGCTGCTCTCAGTGCCGGAAACGGCTTAGGGTCAAAACTAAATTCCCGAGAATTTTCTCAGATGTTAGTTAAAGCAGGCGTGTCAACCGCTGGAGGTATTCAATCTGCGGGCGGGACTGTCTACGAATCCTACCAAAACCGACTAAAATTATTGGAAGAACAGGGTTTAACAGGCGAGGCTTTAGAGGAAGCCGCTCGCCGAGGAGCCATAGGTGATGCTGTTCGTGCTGGTGTTGTTACTGCGGGAATTATTGGTGTGACAGGCTTGCGGGGTTCGGAAGCCGTAGGCCGACTTGCCGTTGTCGGTAGGAGTGCCGCTGCGCGAAAAACTTTCGGCCAAAAATTAAAAAGAGTCCTGACCGAAGATGTTTTAGGTGAGGCCGGAGAGGAAGCTTTGGATAGCGCCCTCAACTCCGCTTGGGACGGGTTATCAAATAACCCGGACTGGACTTTTGAGGAGTTCGTCGAGGAAGTTGCTATGTCCGGTAAAATGGGGGCCTTGTTGGGTGGTGTTGCCGGGGGCCCAGTTACTTTGTTTGAGCGTCAAGCAAGCGAAGTTGCCGACGCCGTTGCGAGCAGCCCTGCCGTTCAAGCTGCCCAAGGTGCCATAGATTCCGCAGCAGCGGGGGGCGCTTCTGAGTCTGCCGCCGCTGCTCAGGAAGTCTTGGCAGGAGAAACGGCTGATCGGGTCTCAGACGCAGTCGGAGAGTTAGCTGGGGAGACTGAAGCAGTAATTCTACCCGAAGACTTAGACACCGAACTTACCGAGGAGCAGTTAGCTGCCGCCGAGAGGAACCTAGAAGCTTTATCTTCTTTTCAAGAAACGGTCATTGCTAAAACGATTTCGGAAGGCCGTGCTCCAGATTCGGCTGAGTGGCAAGAACTTGCTTCCCTAGACAGCACCCTAGATGACGCGACGGAATCCGAGTTGCAAGAAGCTGTTTTACAAGGTGTCACCACAGCAAAAGAGAGGGTTAGGCAAACCGCAGAAGAGGCCGGGCAAGACCCCGAAGAGGCGGCTAAAGGGATTACTATTCCCGATTTTGGCTCCGAGCCAGAGCCGGTGGTAGAGACTCCAGCAGAGACTCCAGAAGAGACTCCAGCAGAGGCCGCACCCGCACCTGAGCCTACAATAGCAAGCCCACTTGCTGAAAACGAAAGGATTACCGAGGCCGAACTGGACGCAGAGATTGAACGATACGCGGAACTCGACCTTGAGAATGACCAAAACACCGAGATCACCGAGGAGGAGCGTGCGGAGACTAAGGCAAGTCTTGAGCGCACTGCCCAAGCGTTGCAAGTTGCCAAGGAGACATTTGCCGAAGAGTCTGTCATTGAGCTTTCGCCGACCGAAACACCCGCTGACTCCGACCCCGGCACCGTAGCTCCTCCAGATCCAACACCTGAGCCCGGACAGAACCAAAACGCTTTCGTCGAAGCTTCCAACCGGAATTTGGGCGAGAAGTTTTCTGAAGTTGCAACCGAGAGCGCCGACCTGCTAAACCTTTTGGAATCTCAAGGAACTCGCGTTTACGTCGTGGATTCTAAGGAAGAGGGTGAGAAAGTCATCGGGCGAAAATTGAAGTCTGATCGAGGCGGGACTTCTGTCCGAACTACAGACGGCGACGGCAACTCTGTCATCCTGATGATGTCAGATCGGATTAACGAGCGCGACAGGAGTAAAACTAAAGCTGGCCAAAAAGAGGAGTTGCAAGCGACGTTATTTCACGAAGCTATCCATGCAGGGCAAGACACCTTTGTCAAGCAGACTGGCAATAAGGACTTGATTACTGAGGCTGAAAAAGCTTTCGAAAAGAAATCTGGTCAGTTCGATAAGAAGTTGAACGCCTTCATGCAGAAGGAATACAAGGGCTTTGCAAACCTTTCCACGCGGCAAAAAGTTGCCGAGGCCACCCGTGCTATTGTCGAGGGCCGCTACAAGTCAAAAACCAGCAGCAACGGTTTTGGCCAATACTTGAAAAAGTTTTTGGAATACATCCGAGGAAACTTTGAAACCGAAGGAAACCCGGCCTTGCAAAGTTTGGTCGCAGGCATCGAGTCCACCATGGATCTGGATACGTTTGCAGATCCCGACTCACGGACTACTAAGTTTACTGCCAGCCAAAAAGGGAAGCTGCTTGACGCACTCCCAAAAAATTCGGCGCTGGCTAAAAAGATCAAATCGGCCAAGCCTAATAAAGAGATCCAGTTTACTCCGCAGGAAGCCAGTCAGTTGGCTCCTGTGTTGCAACAAGTCCGGGACGCTGTAGCCAACACCAAATCCAAGGCGTCTTTTGACCGCAAGTTGGAAGACTTGGGCGCTCCAGCGCCTGCTGTTACTCCCCCAGCGCCTGCTGTTACTCCCCCAGCGCCTGCTGTTACTCCCCCAGCGCCTGCTGTTACTCC